TGGCTTTGCTAGGACGGGTACCTTGAAGGTCGACCTTCTCTGCAACGAACGCATTACTGGCAGGCGCATACGCATCCGTCAGCAGCGCCCTGACTGCGGCACCGAAATGCAGAAGATCAATCGGCCCGCTGCCTTGGATCATCATCTTGACCGGGCGCGGCTCTGGATACTTGTCTTTGAAGTTGAACGTCCCGGGGATACGCAGTACGCGTGCCGCATCAGCGGTCACCGCCATATCGATCTGCATGCCCTCCTGTCTGCACAGGCGCTTCAAGTTCTCAGCTATCGGCTTCCAAGTCTCGATGTCTGCTTCTTTGTCCAGCGGCCAGTAGCAATGCAGCCCGCCACCGGACGACAGGACGTGGGGCGTCGCGAACTGATTCAGCCCAGTCTTATCCAGAAATGCTGACAACGCCTCGGCTGCAGCCCTCTTGGACTCATATCCATCCAAGTCCAGAAAGATCGACTTGACGTACCGAGCGTTCACCGCCGTACGCCGGTCTCTCGTCATGTGCTGCACCTTCTTGTCGAAGGTCGCCAGTGCGAAGAAGATGTTGTACTTCTTACCTAGCCATTGTTTAACGTGGGGTTTGATCTCCTCAAGGGTGGCAATGAATTGATGATTTTTCTTACGAGTGCTCAGTTCTGCAACGCAGTACAGCCCATGCCCGGGCGACGGCAGAACATCCGCAAGGAACTCCAGCGGTTTCATGCCTATCCTTTAGCATGCAGCGTCATTAAACTTTTCCAGTCGTTTGCTCAGCTCGATGATCCACGCCTGCGCCCACTCAGGCACCGTCGACATGTCCAACAGCCACGCGTACTTGACTAACTCTTCGTTGGTCAGGCTCTTAGGTTGAATTCCTTGCATATTCTTTTCCAAGCCTCGTCGGTTGTTTTAGAGTTCTGCATGCAATCGAGCAAGCGCTGTATGCGAGCTTCGTATACGTGCAGCACCCCGCCACCTTTCATCCAGTTATAGACAGACTGGCGTGTAGCACCAATCGCCATAGCCAGCTTTGTGGCGGAGATGTCGTGATAGATAGCCCACAAAGCTAGGCGTGTGCCGATCAGATTGACCGGTTGCGTCTTGATGCGGGCAATGAAGTTTGATGTGTATGGCATTGTGTTGGGGTACTCACGTTGCCGCTTTCCCCCCACCCTTTATTGAGTGCGCCAAATACCTACGCCAGCCTCCACAGGGCGCAGGGCGAACTTAAACCCGAAGTGCTTCTGGGCAACGCTGGCTACTGCACGCAGCCTAGTCATCTCGCGCTTCATGTTTGAAGTCGGCACCTTCACAACAAACGAATCACCAACCTCCATTTTGCCGAAGGGATACTTCGTCTCGATCATCGACTTGCGTCCGCTACGACGCGGGGGCAACGGGACATCTTTACGGATAACGTACATGGCTAGCTCCTTATTCACTCGTCATCCCACTCGCTGACCATGTCGGCCAGCGGGGACTTGGCTTCAACCGTAGGCTTCTTCGCTGCGGCAGTACGCACTTCCGGCTCGTCAACTTCCTCCACCACCGGCTCGGGGGCGGGCTTAGCAGCTTTCTTGGCCTTGGGCGCGGGGGGCGGCGCTGGCTCCTCTTCTTCTGCCGCAACTTCCACCGGCTTAGGCAGCGTCTTGGCAGGCGGCTTGCCCTCGAGCATGGCCGGAGCCACCGCGTCCATCTTGGCGACTGTCATCGTGACCGCCTTAACGGCTTCATCAGACGCGCCTTTCTCTTCCACCGTGGTGTACTCGTCGTCGGACAGCCAGCGCATTGCTTTGAAGAACAGCTTAGGCGACTCAGACTTGGTGTCGAACTTCATACGCGTCACGACCGTCTCAGGACTGATGTCCTGCGCGGCCAGCCAGCGTGCGTACTCTTGCAAGGGGCGGTTGTCGCCCTCGGCTTTACCAAAAAGTGACGTGGCAGGAAGCGTGAGCTGCATCACATCGCCTTCTACGCTATCGGCGAGCACTACCGCCAGACGCTGTTGGTAGCGGCAAGCACGGCTGTTACCTTGTCCAGAACCTGCGATGTTCTTGGGGCACTCGGAGCAGCGGCTTGCCTGCTTGTTGGCACTGTCCGGGCTGGGCTTCTCACCATCCGCCGACCAGCAATCCGGTCCGGTAACAGTGTCGGCATCATAGGACTTCGCGTAGAACACGCGATTGATTTTGGGCGCGGCCTTGACGATCACGATATCGAGATGCCGCTCCTCGATGGACGCGATTTCTTTGCCGTTATTGAGCAGCCGGAACACGCCACCTTTGATCGAGATGCGCTTGCCGCCACCGGCACCACCGCCAGCGAGAGCCTTAGCTGTTTCGGACAGCCCCTTACGAGCAAACGCGGGGGCTTGGTTGGGGTTGAATAGAGCGATATTGCTCATGAGTTCCTCTTACTTGTGGGAGGGTTTACGAACGGAAATGCTGAACTCGGTATTGCTGTTCAGGCCGGGGGGAAACAGCGACGGATTCTCTTTCAAGAACGTCGCCATATTGGTTTGAGCGATGCGCTTCTCGAGAAGGTCGACAGCGTCATGCTCGATGATGAACTGCTTGAACGAGTCCCAGTCTTGCGTCTGATACCGGGTCTTCGTTGAAAGGATCACGGTGCCCTCTTCGGTGTTGACTGACTTCACACCGAGCGTGAGCATCTTGTCCTTGAGCGCGTTCTTGATCGTGTCTTGCTGAGCCTTGAGCGCCTCGACTTCCGTCTCGTACGCTGCGGTCAGCTCTTGAATCCGAGTCTGCATCTTGCGGTAGACCCGGGCCAGCTTGTCCATAGGGACGTCAACATCAGACATGTTCTTCTCCTGTCGAAGTGTCTGTAAATGTTTTTACGATGATACAGGTTTTTCTAGCCGGTGCAAGCGGCATTTTATTTTTTGCTTTTGATCTCCTGATCGAACATCTCGACCAACAAGGTGTGGTCGCCAACCTTGCGCCCCATTGCGCTGAACATGCGCATCTCGAGCGGGCTGCTCTGGATGTGCACGACGGTTACCTTATCGCTATCCTGTCCCTTGCGGTCAGCACGGGCGATGCACTGCAAATACATCTCAACAGACATCAATGGACCATAGAAGACCACCGTGTCGGCGGCAGTCAGTGTGATCCCGTGCGCAGTTGCCTGCGGCTGCATGACCAGCACACGCTCTTGGTCTGTCGTCTGGAAGTCGTTGATGATACGCGCACGCTTGGTCGCACTTACGCCGCCATGAATCTGTGCGTTCTTGATGCCGTGCTTGTCCAGATAGCGCGTGATCGTGTCGATGCTGGAACGAAACAGCGCGAACACAATGACCTTCCGATCAGTCTCTTCGATGACTTCCTTCAAGACGCCCAACCGCGCTGAGCAGTCGAACTCGACGACTTCTTTCTCATCTGTGTACGCAGCGCCGCAAGAGATCTGCAGCAGCTTGTTCACAGCTACGCCAGCGTTTACCGCTGTGATGGTCTCGCCTGCCGCTTGGATCAACATCTGTGATTTCAGCAGCGTGTAGTACTTCTGCTGTTGCGGAGAGAGCGGCACATCTCGAGTCACCGTCACGACCGGCGGCAGATCAAGACACTGCGCTTTGGTGAACCGAATCGCAGGCTGCAACGCTTCGTGTACAAGATCCTTGGCGTTGAACTTCGGTGCCCACTTGAACTGCGTGATCTTGTTCATCACCTTGTCTCGCCATGCCGACATGAACTTTGGCACCCCGTTGGGATTGACGAGCTTTGCCAAGCCGTACGCATCGACAGGCGACTGCGATGCGGGTGTACCCGTCATCATCCACAGGTACGTCTCAGGTTTGAGGATGCTCGCCAGCGCCTTCCAGCGTTGTGTGCTTGGGTTCTTGTAGGCGTTGGCCTCGTCGGCAATGATCAGATCGAACCGCCCATCAGCCTTGATCTCGTTTGCGATCAGGTTCAGCCCCTCATAGTTGATGATGACGAACTCGTAGTCACTCTGGACAAGCTCGACACGCCGCAGGGCTTTAGAGTGATGAGCGATCACCGCGCTTCTATGCAGGATGGATTGGTGGATGTCGTTCATCCACGCGCTTTGCATGATCGAGAGCGGACACAGCACCAGCACACGGCGAACTTGCTTTGACTTCATCAGGTAGTCAGCCGCCCACAATGCTGAGAGCGTCTTGCCAGTGCCCGGCTCGTTGAACACGAACGCACGGCGGTGCAGCGTCAGGAATGCTGCCGTCTCAATCTGATGCGCCATCGGCTTGAAGCGTCCGGGCCAGTCGTACTTCTTACGTATCGGAGACGGCGCGTGCTTGACGCCAAGATTCTTGAGCACCCGCATCTCATCCAGCCCCCAGTACACGGCGACGGTGTAGCCGTTCGGGCCTTGCTCAACGATCTTGCTCTTGGGGATGACCGTGTACTTCGCAGGATTGCGAGTACGGATCAGTACTGCGCGGTTGTCCACTATCTCCATATCAATGTCCGTTGTCTGATTGGTTGCTGCGCCTGCTACGCAGTCGCAGGTTGCCCTTCACGCTCTTGCCGCCAGCCCTGAGCGGCTTGACGTGATCGATGTCTTTACCATCGCGTGCGATGCCCTCCTTGTCATACATGCGCCGAGCACGTTGGCGCTCGATCTGGTCCTTCGTTTCGCCGCTGGCTTTCTGAAGCTTGTAGGCATGTTTGTAGTTGCGCTTGCCGTTTACTTGAGTCATGACAGATGCTCCGGATGAAATTCACAGGTCTTGACAGGGCACCACCGACATAGCGGTGATGAGCTTGGGTTCCATACATCGTGCTCGAAGCTTGCTTCGATACGTCCGATCCGTTCACGATACTTGGCCCACGCCGCATCCGCTTGGTCACGCATCATCTGCATCTTCACCATGTCGTCTTTCACAATGAAGAGCAGCGCTGAGTTGACCTTGCGGATATGTGGGAAGTGCTGGAACACCATGAGTGACATCAGCACGAGCTGATCGCGATCCGGGTAACGGTTGTTGCCCGTCTTCCAATCGCCTACCCACGCCGTCAGATTGTCATCGTCGATGATCAGAATGTCGGCGATGCCGCGCACCCATACCTGCGGCGCATTCCAAGCGCAGGGCACCAGACGCTCATCCAGCGCCATCTCATACTCGGCAAACTTTCGTCCGGGCTTCGACAACATGGCGTCCACCACCGGCTTGAACTGCGCGTAGATCTCCGGGAGCGGCTTACTGTCTCGAATGTAGAACTCAATCGCTTCGTGAACCTGTGTGCCGTATCGTGTGGCGTCGGTCTCCTGAAACGGATAATTCTTCAGTACCTTGACTTGCTGGTACCTACGCGCACAGCCCTCGTAGTCTTTCAGAGAGCTGTGCGACCACCGGACGATTGCTGGTTTCATAGTTTGGCTGTGTTGATGGCGCGGTTGAGCAGCGTGGAAAACTTGGTCACGAACTGCTCGTTGCGGTAAAGCGGATGGTCCATCTCGTACAAGATGGCGTGGGTCAGCTCATGCCAGAAAGTCTCCTGCATCTTTGAAGATGACACTGGTTGCTCGCGGGCAGTGGTGTGGATGTGGATCACACCGGGCGTGTAATCGATGTAGCCATATGCACGCTTGAAGCGCTGGGGCTTGCCGGTGTGGACGAAGTACTTCTTGCGATTGACGACAACGCTCTTGGGGATCATGTACAGCTCCTACTGTTTAGCCAAACCATATCTACGGTGAACACCACCGTCAGCGGCCAGAGGTATCCCCGGCATGTATGAAGGCTCGAGCGTCATCTGCTCGAGCATCCACTCCAACGCAGGTGACGCCTCTGAATCAGGTGCCACCGCAATGCACTCGTCATGAACGGTACCGACTACGGGGTAGCGTTTTGCTATCCGTAGCATCCCGTCCGTCATCACGACCCGGGCGGTTCCTTGCACGACGTTGTTCGTAACCTTGCCTGCGTACAGCTTGGTGGCGTCTGGACCGTATACCCACGATCTCCCACCGTCTGCCGTTTTCTCTATTCGCAGGTTAGGATACCTAATACTCATGCCGTTGGGAAGCACAATCTCTTCCTTCCTGAACGTCAGGCACTTGTAGGTGTACTCCTCGCCTTCTGCCAAGCTGCGTTCGATCAGCCCCCCACACATCTCCCAGAAGCCGACCACAGGGTAGGCGGTAGACCGGTAGATGTCGATGATCTTCTTCGCCGCCACGCAATGCACAACCAACTCCTGTGCGGTGCAGGTGTGCGGGATCTGCTGCATGCGAGCCATGTAGTCTGGGTTGTCGAGGAAGCGTTGCAGGCTGTCGCCGGTGACGCCCAACTGCTTGGCGAACGCCTTGTCGTAGCGTACGGGAGGTGCGCCCAGAAAGCCCACTAGAAGCTGGGCAGCAAACGACGCCCATCCTAGCTGATACCCGCAGCCCAGCAGCGCCGACTTGGCAGACTGCCGGAGATCAGGATGGCTCTCTTTAGATAGCCCGGGGATGTTGAACATCTGCGCACCAAACTGTGCGTAGGGGTCGCCCTTGGCCTTGAAGATGTTGAGCATCTCTTCGTAGTCAGCCAGCCATGCCAGCACTCGAGGCTCGATCTGAGACAGGTCAGCGACCACCAACTGGTGGTTCTCCGGAGCCATGATCGCCTTACGCAGGAAGCTCCCACGTTTAAGGTTCTGCATGTTGATGGCGCTGCCCTTGCTGGCTGTCCACCGTCCGGTGCTTGCCCCGTAGTAGCTGAGCGGCACCGGCAGTGCGCCTCGAAAAGCGATGTCCAGAAACCGTTGCGCTCGAGTCCGCTCCGTCGTCGACTTGACGCGCAGCCTCGCCTCACACAGAAGCGCCACGTCTTCTCGTTCCCCGTTGAGCAGTGCTTGAAACAGCGCGTCGTTCTTTGCCAAGGCGTAGGTCGGCTTGCCCGTGGTCTTGCTCTTCTTCATCGGCGGCTCGCACCCCATCGACACCAGAAGCTCAGCGAACTGCGGGTTGCTTGCCAACGCTGTTTCCTCGATGCCCAATCTTGCAAGCAGCCCGTCACGCGTTTCCTTCTCCTCCAAGATGGCATGCGCGAGCATGTTCTTATCCAGCTCGAGCAACGGGCGTGTGTACATCCGCAACGTCATGTCGATGAGTTTTAGCTCCTTGACCGGGTACCCGGGCAACAGCCGCTTGAATATCTCTTCGCAGAGATACGTATCGTGGGCACAGTATTCGGCAAGCTCAGCCTCAACCTCAGGCGCAAGCGCATCCAGCATGCCGTCGGTGCTGTACACGGCGTTGCCCTTTGGCGGTAGCTGGAAGGCTTCAGCCAGCTTGCCTAAGCTGTTGCCTACCTCGATTCCGCGCAGTGCGCGTGCCATCGACAGGGTGTCGAAGATGTGGCACGGGTTGGCACCGTACACCCAAGACAGGATCGTGATATCGAACTGTGCATTGTGGGCGAGCACCGCAGTGCGGGACCAATCAATACTGTTCACCCAGCCTTGAATCTCGTCCCGGCTTAGCCACTCGGCAGCGCCCTCTGCACCGACAGGCTTCCAGCACAACCCCCACGCTTTGAATCGTGGGTCACGTACGTACTCCTCGGTTGTCATCTTCGACAACGTGTAGGTCTTCTTGCACCACGCCGTCTCGAAGTCCAACACAATGATCTGATCGAACGGGCGTTTAGTTGTAGCTGTCACGGTCAGGCGCTCCCTCTTTGATGTCTTCGGCGACTTTGTTGTACGCGGTCTCAAGTATCTCGTAGGCGTCGTCCATGTCAGCGTTGAGCGCCGCTATGTTGATCACCGACTCGCTGTCCACAAACATGTCTTTCTTCACGATGAGTATCGCGCTCAGGTTCGAGTCTTCTTTGCAGCAGTCCACAAACAGGCTCAGCGCGTTCAAGAATACGAAGCGTCTGCTCAGCGGCATGCTGTCCAGCATCTCTACAAACTGCTCATACGTTCCTCTGTCCATTTAAGAACTCCTCTAGTTGATGAAGGTTGGTCTCGTTGATCACAAACGTCGTGCCGCCAGCGGCACGGATGTCGGCTAAGTGCTTCTCTTGTAGTGCGGTGGTCTGCCCCTTTCCGGCTTTCGCCTCAATGCCAATGAAGTGCCCCTTATGACAAGCAAGGAAGTCCGGGACGCCGCTGTTGCCGTAGCCCGTGCCAATCGGCATGGCGTAATAAGTCCTTGTTGTGTCCAATATTTTACGAATTTGCTTCTTAACTTTCGCTTCGGGAGTTGCCATTGCAAAGTCCTTGTGTTGGGTAGGGGGGAGATGTAGATTCCGCGCCCCCCTGATTCGCGGTGAGGAGATGCAGTGTGCGGACAACTTACACTGCACAGCAGAGGTCCACATCTACAAGGCGGTCACCCCTCTGCTGGTACATGCCCAATGGGCATTAACGCTGTACTGACAGCACCTCGATCAGTTTCTGTGTGTAGTGTGCTGCCTTCTTGATCTCTTGCAGAGCTTCATCTTTGGCCCCCATTCGCATGAGGTACTTGAGTGCGTTGCCCCGGTAGAAGCCGATCTGTTGTTCGACCGGCCATGTGTCCACCACATCCCAAGGCTGAACGCGAAGTGTCTTGTAGTGCGTACCGCCGACTTGTATGTCACGCGCTGATGTCGAGTCCACGTTTTCTCTCCCGGTAGCGTTTCATGATTTCGGAACGTGTCGTGCGGCGACGAGGTAGGTCGTCGCCTTTGCCCAGTGCATACACGGGGATGCTGTCCCGCCCTAAGCTGTCCTGTTGCCACTGCGTGATGTGCACAACGCCTTGCTGTCGCAGTTCGCGAAGCCATGACTGGGCGGTCACAAGATGCACGCCTGCTTCACTCGCTAGCCGGGATGCCGTCGTCGGGCCGTTGTGCAGCATCGCAATGGTCTTAGCCATCTTGATGTGATTGATCTTCCTCAAAGCCGAGTCTCCTCCGCTTGAATACGGACGGTCTGCACAAGGAGCCGCATCTGTGCAATCAGGTCTGGCCCCATGTCGACGGCGTCTGCCCATTGCCGCTCGATCAGGAGTTGTTCGTAGTCTCTCAACATGTGTCGCAGCGTGAGCAGCGGGCTTGCGTAGTCGTTCATACGTTGTCCTCGTTGTATAGGGTGCTCTTCCACATCGTGACGACGGGCATATGGTTGTGGCTTTGTGTGGGTGCGACGTACCTGATGGGCGATATCCATCCCAGTAGCTTCAGCGCTCTTACGCCTGAGACCCACACGTTGGGGTGCAGTTCCGTGGGGCGAGTAAGTCCGCGCGCCCTGCAGTTTGCTCGAAACTCGTCACCTAGAACAAGCGGTTTTGATATCAGCAACTCTTTCGCCAGTTCAAGATAGCTTTCTACGAACTCAGGGCTGGTGTTGTACGCCTTGGCCCAGCACTTCTGCGCTAGTTCATAGGCGTTGTCCATGCGGTCGTTTACCATGTTGCTTCTCCTATGTCAGTCATCATATCCGCGTACGTTGGGGTAGCTCGTTTGGCTCGGCTTGAACGGGTTGTCAGGCCAGACAACGGAGGCGGGTCGGCTAGGCTGTGGCTTGGCAGGTTTTGGGGAAACGGCCACGGGCACGGATGGGGTTGCAGCTTCGGGCTGCGCTTTGGTTTCTGGTTCTTCATGCTTCGGCTCCTTGGCTACGCCCCACATAACTTTGCTGCCTTTACGAATCCGCGTAAGTAGTCCCTTGCCGTACAGGGTGGCTAAGTGCTTCGACGCAGACGAGTGCCGCATCTGAAACTGTTGGGCTACAACGGTCACTTCAAACATAGCCTTGCGATCTTTCACGTAGTTCCAGATGCGTTCGGTCTTTTCGGGAAGATCCAGATGTGTGGCGACAGGGATAGACAGCTCCGGTTCCTCTTTTGCGTACAGCGGGATCCAAGAGTCAGGCAAATCGTCTCCGTGAAAACGGATGCGCCCACTGAATTTGTGTAGCCATAACGTCGGCTTCATGCGTTCTGTTCCTTTGCAGGTTTACTAAGTGAATTAAGAAACTCGTCCAGCTTGTCGTGCAATTCTTTCCGGGCCAGCTCGCCCATCGTGCTCGTGAGCATCTGGGTCTTTGAGTACCGCTTGATGATGACCTCGTTGGTGTTGGCGAGATGCTCTTTCAGATCCGCACCCGCTTCAAGATTGAACTCCTTGTCGGTCACGATCAGTCGGTATAGCTCTTTGTGTACGCTCATGTGTTCTTCTCTTTCTCGTCCATTGGTTGTATAGCTTTGCTCAGCATCTGGTCGTGCTGCCGCTTCATTTCTTTTATCGTTTCGAGAATTTCCTCGATCTGCGCAATCGTGTACGTACCTTCGGGCAGGTGGAATCTCGACATTCTGTAGGTCTTGATTTCTTCGGTCATGTGTTCTTCTCCTTCAGCTTTGCTTCGATCAAACGCACAAATGCCTCTTCCCACTCACTATCGGCGATGTGCTTTACTTCCTCCTCCGTCAGCCCGACCCATTGGCGCGGCTCGAGCCTAGGCCAGACTTCAAACAAGTTATGGAACTTTCTTTTGCGGTCGTTGATCTCTCGTTGCGTGAACCCGGCGATGAGTAGTACGGCGTTTTGTTTTTCATTGATCACGGCTCTCCCCCTCAATGCCCAGCATCTCTGATACGTCTTTAACCTCGACGTAATCGAACTCCCACAACGACTTTAACTTTTCTGCTGCTTCGTTCGCCTCTTCCAAGGTTTCATGTGTCGATTGCACATTGGTCAGCGCGCGACCGGGATAGTAGGTACACCAAGCTACCACCCAAAAAACTTTCATGTGTTCTTCTCCTGTGGATAGCCGACCTCCAAGATCATGCGCCCGCTATCTTGATCGAAGTAGTAACTCAATATTTCCATGTCTCCTTTCGGTCCTATGACTTTACAGTCACGTTGCATGGCCTCTGCAACCTGATACACAGGCGTATTAGGCTGCGAATCACCACCGTAGATGACGAATTCAATTGGATTCATGCCTTGTTCTCCGACAAAGTTTTGTCATGCCCTGCATTAAATCCTGCAGTCCACGCCTTGTCCCATGCTATGCACCACATTTCGTAAGAACCGTCGAGCGGGAAATTAAAGTCAGAGTTCTCCTTCATAAATGCTTTTACATCTTTACGTTTAATGAACGCTTCCCATGCTTTGTCACGTTCTTTGTTTTGTATAGGGATGTTGTTTAGCTTCATAGCTTTTATAACCTCCACCGGATCTTTGTCTACTCTGTCGTCGTAGCAGGAACATCCTCGTTCCCAACATTCTTTGCTAACCAGCATGGTTCTTCTCCTTTAGCTTTGCTTCGATGTCACGTTCATACCCCCAATCGCCTGATATGCACTCACCAAACTGGTTATGGTGTTGCACATAGATCGCGTTAATCTCCTCACCCGTCAGCCCGACCCATTCCTTTGGTTCTTGTGCTGTTTGTCGCGCACAGACCAGACAACCATCACCGGGGATCAGAGCCTTCCAGCCGCACTCCTTGCACAATTCCAGCGCGGTCTGGTCGTAGTGTTCGATGGCAACACGGAGGGCGGTAATGGCTGCGTCATGTGTAAGCACAGGCAAGCTACCCTCGCTGATTTTAGGTTTGTGCCTCTCCAACGCATCCAATGCCTGTCGCATGGCTTCAATGCTCATTTCTTCTCTCCAAACTCTTCGTTCAGGATTCGTGCTGCGTGATGCTCAACCTCTGGCCGGAGATCTCTGAAGGCAAGCTTGAGGTTAGCGACCTGTAGCTTCCCGAGCAACGTGTAGCAGGTGTTTTCTAGGCTAACGATACGGTTGCTCTGGTTCTCTGCCCGCTCTATGGCATCACGAAGAGCGGTAACTGTTTTGGTAAACGGAGTGTCCGGCACCAGCCAAAGCGCGGCACTTTTGTTTCTGGATTCGAGGAACTCCAGCGCCTGCTTCATTGCTTCGATGCTCATAGCTCCACCCCAAACCGTTCGATGATGTCGTCCATCACCTGATAAGCGCCTCTGCGGT